CGTCGCATCCTGATCCTGCCTAACTGGGATCGTGCTAGCAGTGTTGTCTATGATATGCTTGTGGGTCATGAAGTGGGTCATGCTCTCTTCACTCCCAACGAAGACTGGCGTAATGCTGCTGATTGTCCTAAGGACTTCATCAATGTGATTGAGGATGCTCGCATTGAGAAACTTATGAAACGTAAGTATCCTGGTCTACGCAAATCATTTGCTGGTGGATATCGCGAACTGAACGATAAAGATTTTTTTGGTATTGCTGATGAAGATCTCAGCACATTGAGTCTTATCGACCGTATCAATCTTCACTTCAAGTGTGGTGCTGATGCTCTTATTCCTTTCTCTATTGAAGAGAAAGTGTTTGTTGCTCGCACTGATCTTGCTGAAACATTTGAAGAGGTTCTTCAGATTGCTCAAGACGTTTATAACTTTAGTCAGCAAGAAAAAGTAGCAGATGTACAACCTCCCCAACAACCTTGTGGTGAAACTGAAAGTAACGATGGCGAAGAAACTGAGCAGCAACAACCTGAACAATCTGATGGTGAAGATGATCAGGATCAACCTGATGCTATGCCACAACAATCTCCTACTAATCAAAAGAACCCTCAGGAAGACGATGAAGACTGTGAGGAAGATGAAGATGATGGAGTATCAGGTGGAGACCACGCAACTACCCAACGTAATTTCAACGATGCAGCAGAAGAGTTGACAAATCGTTACGCTTCTTCACATACATATGTTGAGATTCCCGATAAGGTAAATCTGTCTAACTTCGTTGCAGACTGGACTGAAGTCACAGAATGGATTGATCAACACCAAGATGATCGCGAAGGAGCATATGACGATGTAGATTCTTCCTATCGTGAATTCCGTAAAGGATCGCAGAAGGAGGTAAATTATCTTGTCAAAGAGTTTGAGTGTCGTAAGTCTGCTGACGCTTACGCTCGTGCTGGTCAATCTAAAACTGGTGTTCTTGATACTTCAAAGTTACACACTTATCGTTATAACGAAGATATCTTCAAAAAAGTAACTGTTCTTCCTGACGGTAAGAATCATGGTCTCTTGTTTGTTCTTGACTGGTCGGGTTCTATGCAGTACGAGTTGCTGGCAACGGTAAAGCAACTTATCAATCTAACATCATTCTGTAAGAAAGTTCAGATCCCATTTGAGGTATATGCTTTCACTAATGAGTGGTGGGTTGTTGATCGTCAGAAGACTGGTCAACCTGAACACATCAGCAACGACGAATATTTTAGAAAGCAAGGTTGTGAAGAAGGCAAAGTATTCTTGAGTGAGGGATTGTTCCACATGATGAACATGATTTCATCACGGTCTAACACTAAAGACTATGAGCGTATGTGTCTGAATCTTTATCGTGAGGCATATCAGTATGTTCGTCACACTGCATATCACAGCACTCCTGGTGTTGGTCTTTCTGGCACTCCTTTGAATGAAGCAATTGTGATGTTGAACTACATCATCCCAGAATTCAAAAAGCAGAATGATTTACAGAAAGTCAATGTTTGTGTTCTGACTGATGGTGAATCTTGTAATGCTTCTTACGGTATCAAGTTGTATAATGATTTCAAAGATGAGTATTACGTTCGCCCCCGTCGTTTTGAGTATGGTGTTATTGTTCGTGATCGTAAAACTGGTATGACTTATCCTCCTGCTGATCAACTTGGAAGTATCACAAATATTTTTGTCAGACAGGTTCGCGATCGTAACCCTGGCGTGAATGTTATTGGGTTCCGTATCATGAGTGGTAGTTATCTCTCCAACTTTGTTTCTACTTACGCTGATCCTACTCACTACAGTGAAGTACAAAAGCAATGGAAGAAAGAGAAGTCTGCTGTAATTCCTTTCCCTAAAGGTTTCACTGCTCTATATGTTATGAGCAACAAATCTCTTGACACTAAAGATGATTTCAATGTAGAATCTGGTGCTCAGAAAGGTGAGATCTCTCGTGCATTCAAGAAGATGCTCAAGAACAAATCAACAAACAAGAAACTCCTTAGTTCTTTCATTGAGTATGTCAGTTGAAGAACTGTCCACATGGGGTCGCCTTTGACCCTATCACCCCCTATACTATATTCATCAACAAACAAACAAATGCCTGCCAAGTCTGACCTGACCACCTCCCAACTCGCTTCTTACCTGTCCGAAAACTTCGGTAACGATATCAATGCAGATCACGTTCGTTCTGCTTGTACTGAGTTTGGTGTTACCTATGCTACCGCAACTAAGCGTCTTCGTGATTTCTATGTCAAGCGTGGCACTTGGAATCTGACTGTTCAGGAACGTCTTGAGCAGCAATACAAAGCACCTGCTGCTGCACCTGCTGTTATGGAATCTCAAGAACAAAATCTTGTCCCCGATAAAGATTCTAATTATGTTCCATTCGGCAACTTCGCTGATGTGAAGAAGATTATCAAGTCTAAGATCTTCTATCCTACCTTTATCACTGGTCTTTCAGGAAACGGCAAGACTTTCTCTGTTGAGCAAGCATGTGCAGATCTAAATAGAGAGTTGATCCGTGTAAACATTACCATTGAAACCGACGAGGATGATCTTATTGGTGGGTTCCGTCTTGTTAATGGCGAAACTGTTTGGCATAATGGTCCTGTCATCGAAGCTCTGGAAAGGGGAGCTGTACTTCTTCTAGATGAAGTTGATCTGGCATCTAATAAGATTCTCTGCCTGCAGTCTGTTCTTGAGGGTAAAGGTGTCTTCCTGAAGAAGACTGGTCGCTATGTAAAACCCGCTGCAGGTTTCAACATCATTGCAACTGCCAATACTAAAGGTAAAGGTTCTGATGATGGTCGCTTCATCGGCACTAATGTGTTGAATGAAGCATTTCTTGAGCGTTTCGCTCTCACTTTTGAACAGGAGTATCCTACTCCTTCCGTTGAAAGCAAAATTCTTATTCGTGTTGCCGCTTCTGTTGGTAAGCATGATGAAGAGTTCTGCACTAATCTTGCCAACTGGGCAGATATCATTCGTAAAACATTCGCTGATGGAGGCATTGATGAAGTTATTTCCACCCGTCGTCTTGTTCATATTATTCGTGCCTATGCTATCTGGGGCAATCGTATGAAGGCGATCAAGGTATGTGTGAATCGTTTTGATGACGAGACAAAGCAATCGTTCATCGAACTCTATGATAAAATTGATGCAAACGTAGAAACTGAGGAGGACCAAAAGGATGCCTGAGATCAGAACCGATAAGTTTCATGGTTATGTAAACAATCTTGCCGTTCTAGACAGCGGCAAGACTGTCAAGATCATGGGCGGTGAAGGTCTAAAACTCTTTGTGAAAGACCTTGACGGCAACATGGAAGAATGCTACCATAATAATCTACGCCTAATTTGGAACAAGTGAATTTGAAATACAATGAAGAAGCTCTCTTGCAAGAGCTACGTGATTACATTATTGGAACCTATGGACAACACTACTCTGCTGGTAACGACAGCATTCAAACGTTAGACTTGATTGAATCTTGTGGAGACGCTGAAGCATTTTGCCGCAGCAACATCCTCAAGTATGCATCTCGCTACGATAAGAAGGGCACTGCTCGTCGGGATATTATCAAGATCCTGCACTACGGTCTTCTCCTTCTTCACTTCTCTGACAAAACCTCCGTTACCGAAACCTACAATCAATGAGCAAAGTAATTCTTTCTAGAAAAACACTAGATGTCCTCAAAAATTTCTCCACAATCAACTCCTCTATCGTATTCCGAAAGGGAAGCACTGTACGAACAATTTCTAATGCAGAAAACATTCTCGCAAAGTTCACTGGCGAAGAAGTATTTCCAGTGGACTTCGCTATCTATGATCTTAGTCAGTTCCTTAGCGGTATCAGTCTGTTTAGCGATCCTCAGCTTGAGTTTGACAACGAAAATTTCGTCAATATTCGTGGCGGTCGTCAGTCTGCTCGCTATTATTTTTCTGATCCAGAAATTACGCTCAAATCTGCACCAGAAAAAAATGTGAAATTCCCTGGTGCTGATATTCAGTTCAGTCTTTCTGATGATGATCTGAATTCACTACAGAAAGCATCTGGAGTTTATGGTCTTCCTGACCTGACACTTGAATCTGAAGAAGGTTCTAATGAAGTCAAACTGATCCTTCGGGATAAAGAAAATGATACCAGTAATACTTACGATCTCACCGTCGCTGGTTGTACTACTGGCACCTATTCTCTTGATCTCAAGATTGAAAACATTCGTCTGCTCCCAGGTGACTATAGTGTCAAGGTATCTCAGCACCTTATCTCTGAATGGACAAACGTAAACACTGATCTCACATATTACATCGCTCTCGAACCCAAGTGAAACATATCCTCTTCACGTTGAAAGAATGTAATCGAGATCTGTTGAATGATGAGGAGTTTATTAGAGATGTAATTTATCAAGCATCTAAGAAATGCAAATCAACTTTGCTAGCACTTCACTCACACAAGTTTGATCCTCAGGGAGTAACCTGTGTAGGAATGCTAGCAGAGAGTCACATTAGTATTCACACATGGCCAGAGAAAGGTATGGCAGTCTGCGATATCTTTACCTGTGGTGAGCATACCAAACCCAAGAAGGGTGTGGAGTATATGCAATTGATGTTCAATGCCAAAGACATCATTAGTAAATCATTTAATCGTCCATTAGAATGAGCAAAGAATTTTTGTGGGTTGAGAAGTATCGACCTAACATTGTTGAAGATTGTATCCTCCCTGAGAGCACCCGCCAAGTGTTTCAGGGTTTTGTAAACCAGGGGGAACTTCCTAACCTGCTTCTGACAGGCACTGCAGGCGTCGGTAAGACCACTGTGGCAAAAGCGATGTGTGAGGAGATTGGTGCCTCTTACATTGTCATCAACGGGTCTGACGAAGGGCGTTTCCTTGACACTGTGAGGAATCGAGTCAGGCAATTTGCTACCACCGTCTCTCTGACCTCTGGAGCGTCCCATAAGGTCGTTATTATTGACGAGGCAGACAACACCACTAACGACGTGCAACTGTCCCTTAGGACCGCTGTGGAGGAGTTTCATGGAAACTGCCGTTTTATCTTCACCTGCAACTTCATCAATAAGATCATTGAACCGCTGCACTCACGTTGCACGGTTGTTGATTTCAGGATCAAACCTGAGCAAGCAGTACAACTTCAGGGTGAGTTCTTTACTCGTCTGAAAACTATCCTCGATCATGAGCAGGTCAAGTATGAAGATAAAGTTCTCGCTAAACTTACTAAACGTTATTATCCCGATTGGCGCAGGCTTATTAATGAGTGCCAGAGGTATGCCGCTACTGGAAGTATTACTTCTGCTATTCTCGTGGATGTCGCTGATGTTAATCTTGACACACTTCTGAGTTCTCTTAAGAAGAAAGAATTTACCAACGTCAAGAACTGGGTTGTTCAACATATGGACAATGATCCTACGATGGTGATGCGTAAGATCTATGACAGTTTGTATGGAGTTCTCAAACCTGCTTCTATTCCTGAAGCAGTTCTTATCATCGCCAAGTATATGAACAGTATTCCTATTGTTCCTGATCAAGAGGTTAATTTACTAGCATGTCTAACAGAAGTAATGATGAGTTGCGAATTCAAGTAAAAAAGACAACTCCTAAAAATGTCAAAGAAGCGCACGAAGGTCTTTTTCATGCTACAATGAACCTACCTGCTGCAGCTGCACACTGCGGTATGACACAGAAGGAGTTAAAAATGACATTCTTTGAATATCTTAAGTACAATGCCCCAAACTTTGAAATCACTGAAGACACCGCTCCGCTACCCAGGGGGCAAAAGCAGGGCGCTGGCAAACCTGTTCCGATTCCTCCCAGACCTTTCCCAGGTAACAGAGTATCGTGAACCATTCCTTGGTGGCGGCAGTGTCGCCATTGAGGTTACTAAGCGTTACCCCAAATTAAATATCTGGGTCAACGATTTGTATGAACCGTTGACTAATTTCTGGAAAACTTTGCAAGATGACGGGTACAAAATGTACAAACGTCTGCAAGAACTTAAGTCTAGGTATCCAGATCAAGGATCTGCAAGAGGTTTGTTTTTAGAAGCAAAGGAAATTGTAAATGACCCTACCATACCCCATCTATATCGCGCTTGTGCTTTCTACGTTATTAACAAGTGCTCTTTTTCTGGTCTCTCTGAGTCCAGCTCCTTCTCAAGACAAGCTTCAGAGAGCAATTTCTCAATGCGAGGAATTGAAAGATTACCTGCGTACACACAACTGATTCAAAACTGGAAGATTACCAATGGTCGCTACCAAGAGCTCCTTACCGACGACAGGTCTGTCTTCACATACCTTGATCCCCCCTACGAGATCGGATCAAATCTATATGGTAAGCGTGGAAACATGCACAAAGGATTTGACCATGATGGGTTTGCTACTATTTGTGACCGTTTTATCGGTCCTCAACTTATATCTTACAATTCGTCGCAACTGATCCGAGACCGTTTCGACGGGTGGACAGCTGCGGAATTTGCACACACTTACACCATGCGCTCTGTAGGGTCCTATAATACAGATCAAGCAAAGCGGCACGAACTGGTGCTAATGAATTATGAAGTGTGAAGTCACCCTCTACGTCGCAGGCACCGTCTTCAAAGAAGAGGTATATGCTCGCGACTACCAAGAAGCACGTCAGGTTGCTCTCGCTCGCAACCCCAATGCAAAAATTGTCGGAGTTACTGCTAAATTTTAATGTCATACCAACTGAAGGATTACCTTTACTCAATCAATCAATCCAAAAAGAATATTCTCAATGATGATATTGATGCTGAGCGAGGGTATCCTCCTTACATTATTAACAGGTGCCTCAGTTCTTTCACTGACACGGTTCTTTATGCCAATGAGATGAATAAGAACCCAGGTCTACCAAAGAAGATGCAATATGACTTTTTTATAAATAGTGTGAAGCCCAGGAAACGTTTCTCTCCATGGGCACGTAAAGATTCTATTGATTATCTTGAGTTAGTTAAAGAGTATTATGGTTATAATGACGATAAAGCACTCCAAGCTCTCAGGATTCTCACCAAGGATCAGTTAGATCATATTAAAAAGGCATTGAGCAAAGGTGGTAAACATGAGCGGTGAGACTGAGGTCCAGTGGAAACAGGCAGACATGGTAGAGGTGGTTCTTAGTGAACCCGATGACTTTCTAAAAGTGAGAGAAACACTAACAAGAATTGGTGTAGCATCACGTAAAGAGAGAAAGATCTACCAGTCTTGTCATATCCTTCATAAGCAAGGTAAGTATTATATTGTTCATTTCAAAGAGTTGTTTGCTCTTGATGGAAAGAATACAAATTTTTCTTTGAATGATTTACAGAGAAGAAATAGAATCGCCCAGTTGTTATCTGATTGGGGATTAATTTCTGTTGTTGTTCCTGAAAAAATTCAAGATTTAGCACCATTAAATCAAATCAAAGTTCTTGCTTTCCGTGATAAGGAAGAGTGGACTTTAGAATCTAAGTATAATATTGGCAGAAAGAAGACTGCTGAAGAATGAATTTATTAGATACACATCCATCTAAAATTCCTTCGTCAAATAAAAACTTGAATAGATGGAAAAGTTGGAAGGGCAACACTATGTTTGCCCCTCAATTTGACATACCAATTTATACTGACAAATACTCAGAAGAACTCTCCGATAACCTTGTAAAGATTATAGAGAAAAGAGAAGCTGGATTTGAATTGCAGAAGATAGACAGTACAGGAAAAACATATCAGAGACAGTGGTCTAATTATAATATTTTTGACTGGGGAAACAAAGAAATAAAAATACTTGCCGATCAAGTATATAATTCTTACATGACCTTTATTAAGGGAATGAACCAAGAACCCTTGTCAAAAGATAAATTATGGATTCGTGGTTGGGCAGTAGTTTTAGAAGAACATCAAGAGATAGAATTTCATTCTCATTCTTTTCATGAGAATACTTTCTTAAGTGGTAATCTATCACTGTCAGATTTGGATACTACTACTGACTATTGGTTTCCAAGTCTTAGTCTGTATTTTGGTTGGTGGAAATCTCAAAATAAAAAAGGGTCGCTAACACTGTTTCCTTCGTGGTTAGAACATAAAGTAGATCCAAATACTACAGGTGAGTTACGGTTTTCCGTAGCATTTGATATGTTTACCCAACATACTATAAATTATATTAATGAAAACCGTATAAAAGATTCGGAAAACCAGAATATTATTCTGTTGGCAAAGAGGTTCTCGGACTTATAATTAGTACTGTAAGAGGTGCGGGACTGCGGTCCCCCTTTTACGCCAAGTATGATGCCGTAAGGGTCATACATTTACTGTTGCTTACGAGGACACAATCATGGTAGACTTTCAATGGGAAACCTATACCCCA